CCCGAGACGTTCTTCTACATGGACCCGCCGTATCCCGGCAAATTCAACCTCTTCGACTTCGGATTCAAGCACGAGGATTTCCTGAAAGCGATCAAGGGCCTCAAGGCCAACTGGATCGTGTCCTACCCTAAGGAGATGGCAGGGGCCATGAAGAGCTGGAACGTCTACAAGGTCAAGCGGCGCAATCAGATGAAGGGAGCGGGCGGTAACCAGGAGTGGATCACAGAGCTCCTCGTTTCAAAGTTTCCGCTCAAGCCGCTCCACCTCTACATCGAGAAAGAACTCGAGGCCGAACCGGAGGGGCTGGAGGCCGAGGCCCGGCCGCTGTTCAATCATCTCGACGATGACGAGGTCGAGAAGGTCCAGGGTGCCTTCAAGAGCCCCGGCGGCAAGTATCGCATGTGCAAAAAAATCGTCCGCCTCATGCCGGAGCACAAGAGCTATATCGAGGGATTCGCCGGCGGGGCGCAGGTGCTTTTCCACAAGAAACGCTCGGATCTTGAGGCGATCAACGATGTCAACGCGGACCTGATCTGGGCCTACCGTTTCATCAAGGGCATGACGCCCGAGGATTTGGATTGGCTCAAGAAACAAAACTGGATCATCACCCGACCCCAGGCCAAGAAGCTCTTCGAGCTAAAGCCTCGGACATTCCGCGAGCGGTTCTATCGCTTCGCCTACCTGAACAAGGCCCAGTATTGGGGCCGGACGGACGTGTGGGAAGGTATGCGGCCTAACGGCTCGACCGGTATCGGAGCCCACATTCGATTGGTCGATAAGCTGCCCAAAATCCAGGAGCGGCTCCAAGGGGTCAAGCTTCACTCCTGGGACTGGAAGGACGTGGTCAAGGAGTACGACGGACCCAACGCGTTCTTTTACCTTGACCCGCCCTACCCGCTGCACTGGCCAAAAGAGAAGGGAAAGTTCGGGGCGAAGTTCTTCAAAGAAGAGGACATGATGCCGGTCCTCAAGAGCATCAAGGGTCAGTTCCTCCTGAGCTACGAGCTCGAGAAGGCCAAGCTCTTCAAGGGCTTCAAGACCTACCGGATCAAAACGCTGCACACCGGCTCGCACCAACTCGGCGGGGCGAGGAAGGAATACGAGCTATTGGTTGCGAACTACGCGCTCAAGCCGGGTGATCTATACGTTGAGAAAAATATCGCATGCGCCACCGGTGGAATGATACTCAACGCCGACGCTCAGTAGCGCGCGCCATAAGATTCATAATGCTGAGGATCTGCCGCCGCGGATATTGGCGCTCCTCTAGGGCGCCCGGCGGCTCTATCCGATGGTTAGGCACAATTCGGCCCCGGCTGAGGCGCTTTATTAACCAATGCCTCAAGCAATCGCCTGCAGTCCCCTCTATAACCTCGCAAGTGGGTGGAGTATGAATACGCTTGTCCCCGCTCACTTCCACACCAATCAAATATCTTCCGAGCGTCGTCTAGAACTTCTTCGAGAAGATCCCATGAAACAGGACTCACATCGTCGGTAATATTCCTGTGAGCAATTGCGTTGTTCCGCAGGTGTGACAGCTTGAGACGCACATCCGTTATCGTTTGGAGATGCTTCTCGGCATCGGAATTTATTCGCGCGTTGTTGGCCGACAAATCTCTGATTCGCTCAATTAGGAATTGAAGGGTGATAGAGTGGCGTCCTTTTGGCCGGTCGAACAAGCGCGCAATTGTTATGAAGGCCAAGTTGAGTGTCGATACTGCCATGTGATTGTAGGCCCCACGACAATCGGCCTGAAACGAAGTGTTCGTATGTAGTGGAGTTAGAACAAGCCTGCGAAACGCCAATGCCAATTCGGAACGAGTGATTTCTTTGTGCAATTCGGTTGCCAAATCGTCGGCATCTACTATCGCGCTCCTCTTCATTTAAATCCTGTGTGCCTAACGGATGGATGAGCGGCGGGCGCACTTTCAAGCAGCCGCGGCGAGTCCACCCAGGTTTTCCTAATTCTCTCCATGCGCCCGTCCGCTCAATCCGTTAAGCCATCATCCAAATTTCAATTCTTTTCTGCCACTTCTGCCAATGGCATCCCTTCTGGCCTTTTCTTTCGTGTCAGCGATTGAGTCTTGGAAGGAATACACTTCCTGCTTGCACGCTTCTGTTGGGCACTCGGCAGTCCTAGCATTCTTGACGAAAAGTGGCGCCCCGCATTCCAAGCACAATGGATCACCAACCTGAATCGTTGCGGTTGGTTTTCCAGCGTTGTACAGGACTGGGGTCCATTTCACTCCCCCGTGCGTAAAGGATGGGCCAACAATTGGAGGCGGGTTTTTGCAGTAATTGAAGAGGACGACAATCAGAAACACAGAGGCCGCGACCAGAAGCACTATTGTCAATATGATTGGACCCGGAATTTTCCCGACGTAGGCCCAGTAAGCAGTCGCTCCGGGGATGGCGATTATCAGTGCCCACCACCACTGGAGGTGCTCAACGATTTCCTTGAATTTCTTCATTAGCTCCATATCGATTGGCCAACGCTACGATGAGCCGGATGCCTGCCGCACGGGCACAATCCGAACCAGTCATCTTGGCTGTCGTGCAGTGCCCCATGCATGATCGCGAATCATGATTTTACCTCTTTGTCTGGGACACACGCCAAAACCTCGTCGGAGTGTCAACAGTTTGACTGTTTATGGACACCTGCGGCTCTATGCGTCAAAATATGTGCGATGCCTGAACCGCGCGAGCCGGAGATCCTAGACGAAGCCCTCTGGAAGTTCGTGACGCAGATCCAGAAGAGCCGCTTCTTCGGCATCACCGAGTTGCACTGGCATGATGGACAAGTCGTGCGGGTCAAGAAGCAGGAAGTGTTGTTGCCGAAGGATTTGAACCGCCTCGCGGCGGAATAGTTTTGACGTAAGCGCGGTCGAGCTCAATCGAAGCGCTGTCAGGCCCTCCGGGGCCCGGCGGCGCTTTTTTCTTTTTGGGGGGACATGGAAAACATGACGGCGGTCGCGGAGCGGGCGGTGCCCTTCGATTTTCCCATCAGCCTGCTCAAGGCTGTGGAGGAGAACGGCGAGTTCCACATCGTGGGCTACGCCGCCACCACCGACTTCGACCTCCAGGGCGACGTGATCACCGAGGAAGCCCTGGCCGACTCGGCAGCGGACCTCATCAAGAACTCCACGGTCCTTCTCAACCACGATTTCAAGCGACCCATCGGCCGCGTCACCAAGGTCAATTTCGACCGCAACGGCCTTCTCATCGACGCCCTCATCTCCAAGACCGAAGGAGAGATCATCCAGAAGATCAAGGAGGGCGTACTCAACAAGTTTTCGATCCGCGGCCAGGTGCTCGAACGCGAGCGCAAGTTCATGCCCGAGCTCAACCGGACGGTCAACGTCATCAAGAAGATGACGCTCGTCGAAGTGTCCGTGGTCTCGGTCCCCGCCAACCCGGAGGCCCGCGCCGTCGGGTGGTACGTCTCGAAGGCTCTCGAAGCCAACGATCAAAAGCCGCAAGGAGGAATCCACATGCCCGAGGAACAAGTCGTCATCGAGGAGCTACGGCCCGAGGCCGGAGACCCTCCCCAGTCCGCAGCACCGGCCGCCGAGGCACCGAAGCCCGAGGCCGCCAAGCCGGAAGTCGCTCCGCAGCCGGCGGAAGTTTCAAAGTCCGCGCCGCCCAAGCCGGAGTCCGCCCGCGTGATCTTAGACAAGATCGCTGCGCTGGGCGGCCAGGCCGGACCGCTGGCCGAGCAGGTCAAGGCGATCCTGGCGGCTGAGCCTGCACCCGCGCCGCCCGCGGTCGCGCCTCAGCCCGCCCCCAAGATGGTGGGCCGCGATGAGCTCAGCAAGATGATTTCGGGCGAGGTGGCCCGGCAGGTCGAGGCCGCCCTCAAGGCGATCCCGACGCTCCGCAAGGGACTCGTCCAGCCGGACGTCGAGCAAGACGACGTGAGGAAGCAATTCGAGAGCCTGACACCTGAGCGCAAGCTCAGGGTGGCCCTGGCTCTCCAGCAGGGGTAAGGCGTCCCGGGAATCGGGACGTCTGGCGAGGAGGAAACAGCAATGAACGATCTGACACAGCTCAAGAAGGCCTTGGACATGGCGAGCGGAGGGGCACTACAGCAGCCCCTCGTCGACCGCGTACTCCAGGAACTCATCGAGGTCAACAACCCGCTGCGGGTGAACCTGCCGCGCAAGCCGGGCTCCGGCTCCGCGTGGGTCCTCAACCAGAGGACCTCGCGTGGCGCGGGGGCGGGATTCGTCAACGACACCGAGGAGCCGGTCGAGAACCAGGGGGCCTACGGGCAGAAGACCTTCCCCTACCAGACCATCCTGGACCGGCGCAAGGTCACGCGCAAGCTCCAGGCGGTGGGCAAGACCCTGCTCGATATCGAAGCGGAGGAAGTCGATAACGGCCTGCAAAATGTGCGCGACTCGGAAGAGAACGCACTCATCAACGGCGACTCGGCCGTCAACCCGAAGCAGTTCAACGGGCTGCGCAAGCTCATCCCCGGCGGCCAGGTGGTCGTGGCTGGGGCCAACGGCGCGCCGCTCACCCTCGACCTGCTCGACCAGGCCATCGACTTGAACCGCGGCAACCCGAGCATGCTGGTCATGTCCAAGAAGGCCAACCGCAAGCTCAACAGCTTGCTCCAGGCCCAGCAACGCTTCGTGGACACGATGGAGGTCAAGGGCGGATTCCGGGTGCAGGTCTACAACGGGATTCCGATCTTCCGCTCGATCTGGGTCTCGGACACCCAGACGCAGGGAACGTCCAACGCCGCGACCGACATCCACATCCTGGACACGAGCGCGGTCTGGATCGGCGAGCTCACCCCGCTGCGGATGCTGCGCCTGGCGCAGAAGTCCTCGCAGGGCGGCGAGTTTGACATCTACGAGGACCTCGCTCTGGTTCTGGCCAACGACATCAAGGCGTCGCGGCTGGCCGGTGTGACGCTGTAAGGGGGGCCCGATGTTTCGACTGCGGAAGAAAGAGCCGCCGTTTGGCAGCAGGGACCATCCTATGTACGAGGCTCTGTATAGCGAGGGGGCTGTCCCCGTCGTGGACGGAATCTGCGAGGTGAAGCTGCCGGAATCCAGGCAGTACCTCGTCAATCTGGGCTACGAGGACATGGCAGATGAGCCGGCCCCGAAGCCGAAGGGGCGGAGATAACGTGTGGCCTTTCCTTTTCCGCTTCCCCCGCCGCCCAACTTTCGGGTGGCTACGGTCGAGCCGACCTTCATCCGGCTGGCTTGGTCGGATTTTCCGACCGTGGTCAAGCAGAACCGGCGCATCAAGGGATACCGGCTATACAAGTCGGCTGTCCCCGGCGAGCTGGGGGTCCGAATAGCCGATGAGAAAACCATTGGACCGGCGACGTTCCAGTTCGACGACACCGCTCCCGACGCGGGCCCCAACCGGCACTACGTCTTGGTCGCTGTGGAGGAATCCGGCTGGGGTGACGGCGCGTTCGGCGTCGGGCCTTATGGCCAGCCTGACGCGGGTGGGTTTGATCTTATGCCCTTCAACTCTCGTCCTTGGGGCTCTCCGATGAGGGGCTGGGGCGAGGCTCCGTTCGGTGCAGAGCCGTTCGGCTTTTGAGGATAACGACAAATGGCTGAATCACTGACAGACAAGCTTAAGCTCTCCAAGCGCGACACCGGCGACATCAATTGGGGCCAGGGGGCCAACGCCAACCTGGACGCGGTGGACCAGCACGCCCAACAGGCGACGCTGCGCCCTCCGCGCACGCTGTCCGTGTCGCTCGGCAGCGGGGCGGTCGGGGCGAATCTCCTTGGGAGCACGACCTACTTCTACAAGATCACGGCGGTCAACGCGGCGGGCGAGACCACGGAAGGCAAGATCCCGGACGCGATCGAGGCGCAGGTCACCGAGTCGGCGAGTCCCGTTCCCATCATTCTCTCCTGGGAAACGGTCAAGGGAGCCACCAGCTACAAGATTTACAAGTCTACCCTCTCCGGCCAGGAGAAATTCCTCGCTTCGGTCGTAGGGGAATCCACGGCGATCTACACCGACGACGGGAACACGACGGTTAACGGTGCGATCTCGGTCCCGGCCGCGAACACGGCCCGGACCTCCGTTTCGAAGATCGTAGCCGGGACCAACATCACGATCAGTCCGCCCGATGGCACAGGGGACGTGACGATCAACGCGGCGGGAGGCGGAGCCGCCGGCTACGCCACGGTCGTAGTCGCAGCTCCTACCGGCATCGCGGCAACCGATACGGCCAACATCCAGGCCGCGATCAACGGCCTTCCCCCCGCGGGCGGGACCGTGGTCCTGCGCGAGGGCACCTACGCGATCAACGCGCAGATCCTCTTGCCCTCCGCCAAGCCGGTCTGGATCGTGGGCCAGGGACGCGGCACGGTGCTGGCGGACGCGCCGTCCGTGTTCATGCTCGGCATCTTCAAGGGCCCAGCCGCAGGTAACGTCTCGGGCCTCGTGCTCTGCGATTTCCTCGTTGATGGAACCAACAGCGGCTCGGGCGTCCTGGAGTTGGCCCCGACCACCGGCCAGGTCTTCGAGAACATCAAGATACTCCGTGTCCACGGCAACCGCTCGAGCCGACATCTCCACGCCAATCCCGCCGCGGGAACAACCATCAAGAGCGTGGAGATATCCGGGTGCGAGACGAACCTGGGCGACAAGCTCGTGCTGATGCTCGGCTCAGGCACTTTCCAGCGATTCACGATCCGCGACAACAAGACCTTCAACGACATCAACAAGACGGACTCGGTCCTCTGGCTTCGCGGCGAGCAGCACGTCATCGAGGGAAACCAGTTCTTCCTCCAAGCCGGCACCATAGGCGAGGGCGCGATCGGCATCCGCGACAGCCTTGAGCGCTGCGTCATCCAGGGCAACCTGGTCCGCTATCAAGGCCTGCTGGCCTTCCTGGGTTTTACGCCGGCCGGCGCGGTGTTCCGGCACAACGTCGTGGCCGACAACGTCAACCATGACGTCGACCCGCTGATCCTCAAGAGCATCGTCCTGACCGGCAAGGGCGAGGTCAGCAACAACGTCATCGTCGGAAATAAATTGGATCTTCTCGTTGACCTTCCGACGGCAGGACCGTCGGGCAACAACGTCGTGATAGCGAACAGGGCCTCATCCATCCAGGGCGGGACCTCTAGCGACGTCATCGCCTCGACCTTCTTGAGCGGCCTGCGCAAGCTGGGCGAGGCGAGCCCGCTGACCGGCGACGTTAAACTCGAAGCCGGCTCGGGCATCGCGCTCACTCAGGATGGCCCGAACAAAAAGATAACGATTGCGGCCGCAGGCGGCGGAGGCGGCGGTTATTCGACCGTCATCGTGGCGGCCCCGACCGGGGTGGCGGCCACCGATACGACGAACATCCAGAACGCCGTCAACTCATTGCCGGCCTCAGGCGGCTCCGTCATCCTGCGCGAGGGCAATTATGTCCTGAACGGCAACATCACCTTGCCCGCTTCCAAGCCCCTCAATTTCATGGGCCAAGGCAAGTCGACCAGGATCACGCTGGACCCGACTTTTGCTCCCGGTGCAGCGCCGTTCCGGGGTCCTGCGTCCGGCACGCTCGAAAAGATCGTCATGTCGGATTTCGAGTACGTCGGCGGCAGCAACCAGGCCAATTTCCTCTTCTTCAGCGTTCCGGCCGCGACGGTCTGGAGCAACATGGTTTTCGAGCGGATCAAGTTCCTGACCTGCACGACCGTAATTTCCATCGGCGGTGCCGGCACCGTCAAACGCGTCTGGATTCGCGACTGCGAGGCCATCGACTGTCAAGCGCTGGTGGAGTCCTCGACCTGGTCGGACTCCTTCATCCTCAACAACTACATCGAGAAGCAGGCCGCGTTGGGCCACCCCGCAGGTATCGACCTTGGCGGCACGAATATCGTCTGCAAGGGAAATACCATCGTCTGGCCGGATTCGGCGAACGCCGGCAACGTCCCTCTCCGCGTGGCGTCCACATTCGTTAAGGGCAGCATCGAGGGCAATCGGTGCGTGGGGAACAGGGGCCTGCTGGTCACGCTCAGTGCCAACATCCGGCAGTCCGTCGTCGCCGACAACGTTTTCCGGGAGAACACCTTCGGCACCGATTCGATCCTGATCCAGGGCGAGATGAGCGATTGCGTCGTGGTGGGAAACCACTGCGAGAAGGACATCACCCTGAACGGGAACGCCGCCTCCGGGGGAAACGTCATCGCGGGGAATAAGACCGCGTCCATCAACGACAACTCGGGAGCTACCACCCCGAACATCGTCGCCAGGACTCTGGTCTCCGGCGTCAGGAAGCTCGGCGAGGCAGGCCCTCTTTCGGGCGACGTAAAACTCGAAGCAGGATCGGGAATCGCGCTCACCCAGGACGCGCCCGGCAACAAGATCACCATCGCGGCCGCGGGCGGCGCAGGCAATTGGACATTGGTCGCCAATCTGACCAACGGCAGCTTCGGCCAAACATTCACGCCTGACTTCACCGGCCTCAGCCTCAATACGCGTCGCAGCTACATGCTGATGTTCGAACTTTCGCTGGCCAGCAACGGCGCTGGGCCGAACTGGGTAGCGCTCCGATTGAACGGCGCAGCTCCGACGACCCTGCAGCAATACATGCTGACCGACCAGCAGGGAGTCACGCAGGACGATGAGGGGTCTACCTTTGCCATGGCCAAGATTCTCAAGGTGTTCCCGGGAGGCGGCTCCAGCGTCGAGGTCTCCGGCTGCATCATCATCACGGGCAAGGTCAACGCAGGCTTTCCGCATGCGGTGGGCTGGTACACGATCACCAACCAAAGCGCCGTCGAGCAGATGCACCGCGGCAGCGTCGGCCTTAGGATGAACCTCGGCTCCGGCGTAGATTTGACGAGCCTCGGGCTGTTCTCGAACGCGGACTTAAATTTCCTGGTCGCCGGCTCGTGCCGGATGTCGCTGTACCAGGCGCAATAGGCAAAGGAGAGTGATTTATGGCAACGCTTGAATCTCAACTTTCGCAGCAGGTCGTCGGCAATCTGGCGGCCGACATCCTGGCCCCCGAACCGGCCGTCCTCGGTTTGATCCAGGCGGTCCAGTCTTTGGCCGTGGCCAAGGGCAGAACCCAGATCACCTTGAACTGGACCGCGCCCACGCGCAATGAGCGCATCGGCGGCGAACTGCTCAAGAATCCCGACAACACGCCAAGCCTGGCCAGCGGCATCGCCGGGGCGTCCCACGAGACGCAGTTCGATCCCCTCGTCGCCGGGACCTACACCGTCTATGAGAGGACTGCGGTGGGCGGGACCCAGACCACACTCTCCGCGAGCACGGTCCACGGCCAGCGGAAGATCAACGTGGTCACCCCCGTGCCGGGCGATATCCTGGCCAACACCTTCATCGTCATCGAGGACGCCGTCGCCGGCAAGGAGGAGTACGTCGAGGTCAAATCCGTCAACGGCGGCACCGGGGAGATCATCCTCAAGGACGGCCTCTTCTTCGCTCATCCATCCGGCTCCGCGGTCAAGAGCGCGACCTTGGCCGCCAAGACCGAGAACACCCACTACACCATCACCACCTCAACTGGGGTGTTGACCGAGTCAGCTGGCGGCTTCTCGACCGGAAGCAGGATCGTGATCCGCTACAACACCACGCTCCAGGACCTCAACCACTACGAACTCTACCGGATTCCCAGCAACGCGTCGGTCGCGATCCCGACCAAACCCGAGGTGCTGGCGGCTGTCGGGGTGCAGACCATCAGCACCGCAATCTCGTCTGCCGCCACATCCTCCCTGGATACGACCCTGACGGAGACAGAGAACGGCAAGGACTTCACCTACTACCTCTTCGCCGTCGACAACCAGGGCAACGCCTCGAACCTTTCCAGCGACGTGATGACCGCAAACAACCACCTGGTCTTTGTGGAGCTCATCGGGACCATCCCGCAAAACCTCCTCACGGAGGTTTCCTCGAACAAGGTCTTGGTCAAGTGGGACGCGATCCCGGACCCCAACTCGAACGGCTACAACATCTACCGCTCGAGCGGCTCCACGTTTAACCCGGCGGCCGCAGTCAAGCTTAACTCCACCCTGATCCCTAAGGGGGTCGGACAGGTTTCCTTCGATGACAGCTCTGGCAACCTGACCAACCGTGTGGCGGCTGGCGTGGCACCCTTTCCCGCCGACGGGCAGACCTTCTCCTACAAGCTTGAAACGGAGGACACGACCACGTCATGGTCGGACGGCACCTCTAACATCCCGACGCTCGACACCCAGGCGTCCAAGACGGCGGGCACGGGCGATGGGACGGGCGGCAGGTAATGGCGGCGAAAACCAATGGCAGAAGAGCATGAGATCCCGGTCCTACAGGTCAACGGCGGCGGTGCGCCGCGGGCTTTTGTCATGGCCGGGAAGGCAACCCCTCTTACGCCCGCCCAGGCCAAGCGGGCCCGCTACGTCCAGAACCTCAAGGAAAACTACGGCCGCCTGAAGGAATACCTCCAGGCGGCCGAGCACTTCGCGGTCGTCTGCGAACTCTCCCAGGAAAGAATCCAGGCCGTCCTTGCAGCCAATGATGCGGCGCTGGTGGAGCTGTCCCTGAAGTTTGAAGAGAAGCTCAAGGAGTACGACCGCAGGATCAAGCATGGAGATTAAGTGGCGACCTTAGTCTCAAGCCTATTCGCTCCCGCGGCCCTGGTGCCGCCCGCCATCGCCACGCTACCGATCGGCTACACGACGGCCGCCCTGGTCAGCCAACTGACCGGAGGCGAAATTCTCGCGTCCGAGGTCGTGCCCGAGTGGATACAGCAGGCCCGCGAGGAGATCGACCGGCGTTCGGGCGTGTGTTTTACCTCTCTCAATACCGTGGACAACCTGGATGGAAACGATCTGACGACGATTTTCCTGGACTGCTTTCCGGTGCTGGAAATCCTCGAGATCACGGTGGACGGGCAGGACATTCCCATAAGCGACGTGGTGCTCAACCGCCGGACCGGCTCGCTCAAGCGCTGCGGTGGAGACCTCTGGCCCGAGGGCTGCCAGAACATCGAGATCGCCTACATCCACGGCTATCGTCTCGTGCCGCCCGCCGTCCAGAAGATAGCGACCCTCCTCGTGGCCAAAACCGCGCTCGCGGCCAAGCATGGGTACTTGATCGATTCCGAGAGCATAGGCGACTTCTCGCAGACCCGCGGCTTCAAGAAGCTCAACGACGAACTCGACCGGGCGTGGGAGGCCCTGGGCCGGCGCTTCAAGATTTACACGCTATGACCATCGAACTCCGCCTTCTGACCGATACGATCACGATCAAAAAGCCGGTGCAGACGTTCGCGCCTGCCACGAAGCAGCCCGTTTTTGAGTACCAGCTTGTGGCGGAGCACGTCAAAGCCCGTTTTAACCCGGTCAATACCGATCTCAAGCCTGAAGGCGGCTTGCTCGGCCGCATTCCCAAGAAGCGGTTCAAACTTTTCCTCAATCCGACCGAGCTCAAGGAGAACTACGAGGTGATCGACGAAGCCACAGGGCGGGTCCACGTCGTCACCGAGGTCAAGGACTACTTCGGCCATCACATGGAAGCTTCGGTCGAGGAGAAGAAATGATCCGGGTCACCGTAAAGGGTGTGAGCGAAACCCTAAGTCTCTTCAAGAGCCTGCCCGATAGGCTGCTCTTGGCCCTGCTCCAGGCCATGCGGGAAGTCGCCATCGACATCCAAAGCCGGGCAAAGGTCAACGCCCCTGTATTTCGAGGACTCCTCAGGGTGTCCATCCTCCAGAGCGTCAGCGTCGATGATCGCCGGATCGTCGGCCGCGTCGGCTCGGCGTTGACCTACGCTCCCGTAATCGAGTACGGCCGCGCGAGCGGCTGGTTTCCGCCTGTCAATGAGCTGAGAATATGGGCGCGCAGGAAACTGGGCGACGAGCGAGCCGGTTTCCTCGTGGCGCGCGCCATCAAGAGGCGGGGATTTAAGGCGCAGCCATATCTGCTTCCCGCCCTTGAGGCCGCCAGGCCCAGGGTGCAACTGATCTTTGACGCCCGCATCAAGCAGGCCATCCAAGCGCTGGGAGGCGACGTCTAATGCCCGCCCCGCGTCTGCACGAGACCCTCATCGGCGGCAGGATCGTCGAGCTTATCGACCAGGGCCTCTCGGCCGAGCTGGGCCTCAAGGTTGTCTCACTCGGGGCGCTCGAGTTCTACCCCGCCCTGGAGAATCTCTCTGGAAACGTGCCCGCCGTGTTCGTCAAGCCCGCGCCCTCGACCAACTTGGAAAGGATCACAACCGGACAGACCTACCGCATCACCTACGGCTTTCGCATTGTCCACGTCCGGCTCTTCGGACCCAACGAGGAGATCGTCAAGTCCAAGACCATCGACGCGCAGAAGATCGCCGAGCTGCTCATCGATAACGTCGATCTTGGCGGCCTGGCCCTACCCAACGGCCAGATACTTTTCACGAGTCTCAAGACCATCGAGTGGGAGCCGCCGGAGGACAATCTCGTAGCGACGATCCACGCGGACATGACGGCGGCAGCACTGGCCTTCACGGTAGAGACAACCAGTAGAAAATAAGGAGGAATCGACATGGCACTGTTTGCGACAGAGAGAAAGACGTTCGGCTTCAAGAAAGAGGCCTCCCGCGGCATAGGCGAGGCGGCCCCGGCCAAATTCCTGGCGGTGGGGGCCGACAGCGAGTTTCACTACTCCACGGCGCTCATCGCCGATGAGAAGATTCGCGGCCTCAAGGATAGGTTCCCCTCAGTGGCCGGAATCCTGTCCGGCACTGGAAACCTCAACGCTATCGACGTCGAGGCAGCCACGATCGGCGATCTGCTGTTTGGCTGCCTGGGGGCAGTGGCGACCACCCAGCCCGACGTGGTCGGCGCGCCGACCGTATTCCAGCATAGCTTCACGCGGCTCAACGCACTGCTGATGCCGTCTTTCAGCTACTTCGTGGACCGGGGGCTGTCGGTCAAACGCTATCCGCTAAGCGTGATCAAGAAGCTCTCCTTCAAGGGCACGGTCAATGGCAAGGCGCAGGTGGACGCCGACCTGCTGTTTAAGACCGAGGAGTCGGCCTCCGCGTTCGCATCATCCTATGGCGTTCCCAAACCGCTCATGTTCTTCCAGACCGACTTCAAGGTGGAGGGAGCCAGCGACATCAACGTGAAGAGTTGGAGCCTCAGCATCGACAACAACTCGGAGGCGCTGCGCAGCTACAACCTTTCACGCGACGCGCGTGACATCATCTCAAAGAAGCCGTTTGAGATCGATGGAACCTTCGAGCTTTTCTTCGAATCCGAGGCTCAGCGCGCCAAGTTCCTGGTGGGCACGGCCTCGGCCCTCAATATCATCCTGACCGGCGACATTCTGCAAGGGACGCAGAAGGCCAAGCTCGAGCTCTCCATGCAGGAGGTCAAGTACTCGGCCTATCCCTTCGGCAACATTGACGACCTGCTGGGTGCTGCGGTCGCCTTCCATGCGGAGTTCGACCCCGTCGCTCAGAAGAGCCTCGAGGTGATCCTGACCAATCAGGTGACCGGGTACTAATCATGGCCCCGATCTCAGCCAAGGAACTCAAGGAACGCCTCAAACGGTTGAAGCTCGTCGAGGTCAAGGGCATGGCCTTCACGATCAGGAAGGTTTCCTTACTTTTACTGCTCGATGACCCAACGCAGATTTGGGACTGGGCCAGGCAGGGACAGGAGGCGCTCGGAGAAAAGATCAAGGCGCTGCTCCAGAACCCGACTTTGCCCACCATGCGCCGGGTGATCGTGACCGGCGTGCTTGAGCCCAGAGTCGCGGAGAAGGAAGCGGACGACGACTCAGTACCCGTCGAGCTGATCCTGGCCGACCACGAGCTCTCAGCCGGGCTCTTCATAGAGATTGTCAACCTGTCCCTGGGAGGTTAGCCGGTGGCTGGATTTGAAATACAGTTCGAGGCCCTCGACGCCGCTTCGCCGACGATACAGAAGCTCTCGCAGGAGCTCCTGCTGGCGGCGCAGCGCTCCGATAGGTTCGCCAAGGAGGTAACGCTTGCCTCGCAGAAGGTGGACCAATCCCTCTCCAACCTCCCGCCCAAGGCCCAGCAAACCTCCCAGTCCTTCGGCGCGCTTCAATCAGCCGGGCAGCAGCTAGCAAACCAGCTCCTCCAGTTTGCGACCGTCGCCGGCATCGGTCAGTTCTTCAAGTCGTCGGCTGAAGCAGCCCTCGAGGAAGAGGCGGCCCTTAAGCGTCTTGAGTTCGCAGTCAACACCGCCGGCGGCTCCTTCGACAAGTCCAAGGAGCAGATTCTCGCCTTCGCCTCCGAGCAGGAGGCCCTCACCCAGTTCTCAGACACCCAGACCTTCGAGGCCATGGGTCGGCTCGTGCGCGTGACCGGGGATGTCAACTCGGCCATGACCGCGACCCGCCTGGTCTTTGGCCTGGCCTCCGCCTCGGGCAAGGACTTTAACAGCGTCATCGAGCTTCTCGGCCCGATCCTCAACGGTGATGCGTCGAGGTTGCGCGCCCTCAAGAACGAGTTCGGGGATTTCATCGGTGAGGCCCAGTCCGCACAGCAGGTGATAGACGTACTGTCCAAGAAGTTCCTGGGAGCGGCCGAGTCCCAGGACAGCTACGGCAAGCGGCTGCAGCAGCTCAAGAACCAGCTCAATAATTTCCAAGAGTCGGTCGGAGCCGGGATCATCCCGGTCTTCGAGGTATTCCTCAAGTCTCTCTCGCGCGGCGCTGAGTTCATGGAGCAACTCGGCACGGTGATGGCCAATTTCTCCGCCGAGACACTGGTCAGCTTCCAAGGCCTCGGGCAAGTCGTGCAGGCCCTATTCCGCAGGGATTTCGCTGGTGTCGTCGACATCGTCAAGGAGACGGGTGCTAAGATCGACGCCATCGAGGAAGGTTCTGCCGAGCAAGCGGCTGAAATTCATCGTCGCTACCACAAAGAACGGCAGGACCTGATCGTTCGCACCAGTGATATCCATGTCCGCAAAACCCGCGAGGTGGTCCAAGAGGAACAGAAAGCCGGGGCTGAGCTCCAAAAACTTGTCGCCGAGCGCCTCGAGGCCGAGGGCAAGGCGGCCAACGACCGTGGGGTCATGGAGCGCAGGGGCCTTCAATCCCGGCTCATCCTCATCGATGTGGAGAAGCAGACCCGCATCAGGTCGCTTGAAGAATTAAAAGCCAAGGGACTGCTCACCGAGGCGGAGCTTACCCAGGCCAGGTCCAACGCGACAGCTATCTCCATCGCAAAGAGTACGGAGGCCCGCAACGCCATCGATGCCGACCTCCTGGTTATCAAGGGGACGCAGGAGGCCGTGGCCTCATCCTTGTCCTCGTCTTTCGGCCGGGCGGTCGCCGACATCATCTTGGAAGGTAAGAGCCTCGAGGAGGCCATGAAGGCGGTCTTCGACACGATCCTGCGGACCGCCATAGAAACCTTCGTCCAGATCGCCATCCAGCGGGCCATCATCACCGCCGGCGTGACCGCGGCGACGGGCGGGGCAGGCGGCGGGGCTGGGGCCGGCGCTGGGTTCTTTGGCGGCTTCTTCGGTCTCCAAGAAGGCGGCATCGTCCGCAAGCCTATCTTCGCTCATGTGGGCGAGGCTGGGCCCGAAGCCGTCATACCGTTGGACCGGTTGGGGCCGGGCGCTCTGGGCCAGTCCGCGCCTGTGAGCGTCTCGATTACCCAGAACAACAACCTCACCCTGTCGGGGACCGGCATCAGCGACGACCAGGTCCGGCTCATCACGCGCAAGATTTCCGAGGCGACCAGGTCGGGGGCGGCCGAGGGGGCCGAACTCGTCAAGTCCATCCTGGCCAAGCAGGGGCGGCTGTCCAAGGAGGCGGTGTGAAGACTACCTCCATCCTTTATAAGGCCGCTCAAGCATCCAACCTGATCTTCCCGGTCCGCAAGGTCGAGCTTTTTCGCAGACTCGCCAGTGGTGCGAGCTGGGAGGCGACCCCGATAGACGTCACAGCCGAAGTCGCCGGTCTGGACAGGCTTGCATGGAAGCTCGACACCGACGCCCTCAACGAGTTCAAGGCATCCAACATCCGCATCGAGGTCGATAATTCCAAGCGGCAGTGGGATGACGGCTCCGGGGCCAGGTTCTCCGGCTTCCTGCGGTTCCACTCTAAAATACGCATCTCCCTGGGCTTGAAAGTATCGGGGGTTGAAGAGACGTTCCCTGCATTCATAGGCGTCATCGAGGACGCCAACGAGGACTCGGCCGCCCCTGTCCTCCAGCTCGACATCCGCTCGATGGACCAGCTGTTGGAGAACGCCGACGCCGATAAAGCGGCCGTCTTGGTCACCAACGAGCTCTTGGGCGTCGGAGATGGGGTTCGGTCCGAGTTCGAGCTTTCCCAGACCCCAGCCGGCATCGTCAAAGAGATTCGCGTGGCCGGAGTCCCTGTCAGGCCCGGCATCCGCTGGACCGCCGGTGGGCTCGGTGACCCCGCCAAGAAGGCCAAGATTGTGTTCGACGTCCTACAGCCGGCGTCCGGCGAGGAAGTCCGCGCGGACTACATCGTCTGGAAGCGGGACCAGCAAATCCACCAGGTGGTCAACGATCTCCTTGCCACTGTTCCCCAGGTCGAGAAATTGACCGTGGAAACGGTGAATTTCAGCCCGCCCGCGCAAAGGGAAATCCTCCACACGACCGCCGGGGATTTTGCCCAGTACTCCCTGCACCGGGCGGTCGTGCTGACCGAGACGTCGCCCCCCGAGCAGGACGCTCAACTGAGCATCGACCCGTACGACTCGGAGGCCGAGTGGCAGGCCGCGGCTGCCATCGACAAGATCAACTTCAAGCGTCTGCCGGGCGGCATACACCCCCGCTGGACCGCCCAGTACGAGGGCGACTTGGCACCCAACGTGGAAAGGTTCCAGATAGACAACGAGGCCACGTTCCCCTGGAGCGAGTTCGTCTCCCAGGGAGCCTCCGCGAGCCTGGCCAACAGCATCCGCACCATCGACTACACCGCGACCTCGGGCTTCTACTCGCTCTTCAACCAGAAGAACGACGTGGCGTTCCCATTCTGGTCCTCGCGGTCGGTGGCTTGCCGACTGCGGGTCGAGGTCCTGAGCGGAACCCTCTACATCGCGGTGCCGGTGCCAGGCTCCAACATCGTCGCGGCCATCAGCTTTCAGAACCTGAACAACATCCGCGTCGTCACCAACAACGGCCAAGGCCCCCTGGTCGCCGTTGACGCGACTCAGTTCCATGTCTACCGGCTCGACCTGACCCTGACGAGCGCCAACGCCGGGACTTACCGGCTCTACGTGGACGGCGTGCAGAAGGACTCCGGCACGTTGGGACCCTTGAGCAGCCCGCCCTTCTTCGCGGGCTCGGTTGAGCTGCAAGCCACGGGCTCATCCAAGTTCCACATCGACTTCCTCCGGCTCAACAGCATCACGGACTCGCCGGCGAGCGGCGGGCTGACGCTCAAGGTCGACTACGGGCCGGTCTTCAGCGGCCTGGCGGCCTTCTCGCTCATCACGACGCTCGGGCCTTTCTTCGCGGAGCTTGTAGACGGGATAGCGGCTGGGGCGCAGTTTTTCTGGAGCTGGAGCCAGGACGATTTCACCTACTCGGCCGAGACCCAGGTCTCCAATGGTGGGAACGTAGGGAACTGGACGAATGTCAACTCGCCCCGCTTCATCAAGTTTCGCATAGTCGTCACGGATCAACTCACATCCATCCCTTATGGAATCAAGAGGCTATGGCTTCCGGCCGTGGCGGTCTCGCCTAAGATAGACGGCGGCACAGGCATCGTCTCCTGGGATACATGGAAGGCACAGACAGTCGCCAACAATGGAGCCGTGCAGCGCTTCACGGCCGCAGAGGCCAACTCCCTATCAGGATTCTCGTTCCACCAGGCGCTAGGCCCTGGGGATTCCATCCAGACCGATGAGTTCCAGAACAGCAATGGGTTCGGCATCACGCAGAAGATGGTGTTCATCTCGCTTTTTAACACCGCCGGCCTAAATCCTCCGACGCTTCTGCTCAACCTAATCACGCTTACGACCGCCAATGTCTTGATCACGATGGCCAACATGAACAGCCGGTCGGTCTTGGACGTGCTCAAGGAGCTGGCCCGGATCGCCGACTTTGAGATCGGCGTGGATGGCAACGGGAAGTTCTTTTTCAGGAACAAAGCGCCTGCGGCCGCCTCGGCCCTGACGCTAAACGAGTTGAACGTGGAGCGGGTTCAAACCATAACCCCAGGCTGGGACAGGGTGTTCAACAGCATCAGGGCGACGTTCGGCGATTTCGTCAAGGTGGCGGACTCGGCCAGCGAGGCAGATCCCGCCCCGACTTCTATCAGCCGTTTCGGCGTCAGGCCACTGTCGGTGGGCGGCGGCAACATGATCTTCCAGACCGACGTGGACCTAGCCACGGTCATGGCCAAGCGCTACTTCGGTCGCTACAAGGAGCCCAAGCGCAGGGCCACGCTCACGGCGCGCTTCATGCCCGAGGTCGAACTTGGGGACCGGGTCACCTTCAGCATCCCGAGCCCCAGGCAGATAGGGCAGAGCTTTGACGCGCGGGTGCTGGGTGTTGCCCACGACCTCATGAGCTTCCGCACAGAGTTCGATTTGACCGAGGTATAGCGTGTCACTCAAAGAAATCCTCAACCAGCCTTCGCAGTTTCAGAGCAACGCCGGCTCGACCGGGCTCGACTTGACGGCCATGCCCATCAAGCTGCAGCAGACGCTCACGTTCCCTATCGCCGACGACTTCAACGACGGGGTCAAGGACCCCAAATGGCTCACCTCGCCAATCCCGCCTCCGCCCGGGCCGCCTCACACGTTCGCTTACTCGGGCACGAACAGCATCACCAAGACGCCGATCGTCAGCGACACTTATCGCTATGCCCAATCGTTTCTTCGTTCCGTGCCCTTTAAGCTGAACAACTGCAAGTGGAGAGTCCACCAGATTCAAGGGTTTACACCTCCAGGATTTGTGCAGAGCGAGGTTTGGGGCACGACCGGGCCGGATGGAGAGCCGGACGAGACTCAGGTCCTGGCCGTTTCTAATCCTATCCAGGCATTCAACCTACCGGTGGTGCCACAGGCGGAGTTGGAAAATCCATCGACATATACGCTTACGACCTTCACTTTCCCAACGCCGCCAACGCTCAACGCCAACACGAAGTACGCCATTGTGATTCGCCATATCGGAACCGTCACGCAGCCTTCGAACAGCATCGTGGAGGTTTACAGGGATCAGAATTCGCCATCACCGGCTAACGGCGGGTTCTCGTGGCTTTCTTTCAACGCCGGTTCCACCTGGAGCCGAGGAGACCAGTTCGCGCCGCAATACTCGAACTTCAACTACGAGGTGAACGGCCAGGAGATCAACACCTCGCCGCCGACCCCCAACCCGTTCCCCGTGGAAACGGGTGGGTTCCTCCAATTCGATTATCCCGATGCACAGCAGCGCAACATCGAGACGATCTACAACTCGCCGCGCGGCTCCGTGGAGCTCGAGACCCGCTTCATCTGGACCATCCTGGACAACACGGTTTTTCAGTTCACCCCGCTGGAGTGGGGTCTCCACATGCTTCAAGGAGCCATCGAAGCGCCACCTCTATCCGATTCCAATATCGCCTCCAAACGGCTATGGGAGCTGTTCATCCGTCCTTCCGCCAGCTCGAACAACCTGTCCTTCATCCCCATCGTGGTTGACGCGAGCGGCAACCGCCTGACCCAGCTACCGTCCGCGCCCACCAGTTGGCAGGGGTACTCGAACCAGGGCGGGTGGTTCGTGATCCCGATCAATGCGGCGGCCGGGGTTCCGATCACGGTCAAGGTCCTGCGGCAACCCAACGGCGGGGTGATCTTCACGGTCTACAAGAACGACGATCCGAACCAGGTTATATTCCAGACCACCGCCTCGCCGCCGCTCAGAACGCTGACGGGCGACGTCCACCTGGACGTGGGGCACAGCCTGGAGGCCCCTGGCTCTCGCTTCCGGTTCGACTACTTCAAGCTTTCAGGAGAGATCATCGAGCCCCCGTCAGGCGAGGTCATCCTGCGACGCTCCTACCCGATCAAGACCAAGGTGACGGGTTACCGCATGGACCGCATCCTGCCCGCGCCGGGCTCCAAGATCAACGTCCGCGTCCGCGCGGCCGACACATTGACGGACCTACAGGCCGCCGCCTTCAGCGATCCGGCGACCGGGGTCGCGGTGGGCAATATCGAAACGGGCTCGGTCAACATGCCGCCGGCGCTTTTCTTCGACGTCAAGCTCGAGTTCGTCAAGGCAAGCCCTGGGCCGACGCTCAACGCCTTCGACTTCACCGTCGCCCAGCAGCTCATGGAAGACGACCTGCCTGTGATCCTCTCGGTGGACGAAGCGGGGCCTGGACTGGTCTCAGCGATATCGAGCGAGGAAGGCGGCGGCGTCACCGAAACCGCCAACACCAGGAAGCTGGTCGATGGCGATGCGGACGCCCAATGGGTTTCCCTGAACGCGTCGGATGCGTCCTCGGTGACCTTGCAGTTGACCTTCCTCCAGGCGAGCGGCGGCAACGAGGGGCGCAACGTCAACGCGCTGATCCTGCGCAACACCAACATTAAGGCGCTGCGCGTTCACATCGGCGTGACCACGCTGTTCGATGGCGAGATTGGAGAGGACGACGTGATCATCCCGTTCCCTCTTCAATTCACGCCGATCATCCAGATCGACGCCAAGACAACCAAGACCCCGAATCAGAATAAGAAGATCGGAGAGGTCTACGCGGGGCAAGTCCTGCTGATCCTGCCCTGCTTCGACGCCTACGACCCCAAGCGACGACTCTTCGAGTCGGGCGACCTTCGAACCTTGGGAGGCAAGCTCGTGGCCTTCCGGGGCAAGGACAAGTACGCCAGCCGCTGGACCGTGCGCCTCGTTGACCGCTCAACCAAGGACGAACTTGAACGCATCTTCCGCCAGAATCCGTTCGTCACCTTCTGGCCCGAGCCGGGCTTCCGGCCGCGCGATCTTTTCGACGTTGGCTGGAAGCTCGAGGAGCTTCCCTTCACATACACCGACGTCGTTAAAACCGCCGGACACACCCTGGAAAGCGACATGGAGGAAATATGAGCGAGCCCAAGCTGGACATCACCATAGACGTTTCCCGATCACGGCCTTGGAAGGGCATCGTCTGGCACCATTCCGCGACGCCGGACGGTATGACCAAGGACTGGGACGCGATCAGGAAGTTTCACACCTCCTACCGGGTGGACTTCCAGATCGTCACCGAGGCCGAGTACCGCCGCAGGCTGGCGGCAGGAGCAGGGAAGTCGTTCCAGACACCGTGGAAGGACATCGGCTACCACGGCGGGACCGAGTTCGTGAACGGCCAAGTCGTGTTCTCCTGGGGCCGGGCGCTGAGCGAGATCGGAGCCCACGCCGGGGTCAAAGGGGCATCGAACCTCTACAACACGGATTATCTCGGTCTGTGCGCTATCGGAGATTTCGACAAGGCCCCGCCCAAGCCCGAGCATTGGGAGTTCAACCTCAGGTTCACGCGGGCGTTCATGGATGCCTTCCGCATCCCAGCCGGCCACGTGATCGGCCATCGCGAGGTGTTTGACCGCTTGGGCGTCCCGCGTCAAAAGAGCTGTCCCGGCCAGAGCTGGGACATGGCCCTTTTCAGGAGCGAACTCTAATGGACAGGATCAAGCGGCTGACACTGGCGCTGGCCCGCAAGACCGCCAAGAGCGATCTCGCCCAAAACCTGATCCGGGACCTCAAGTCCATGAGGGCTCTTTGGAACTGGATTTACATGGCGCTCTACGTTTGGGTCTGCGTCTGGACTGTGCTCTACCACCCCGATGTGATTCCGACCGTGATCACAGTGACGGGCGGCGTGGTGTCGGTCATTTTCAGCGGCTACGTCCTGAGCCGGGCCTACGAGAAGGTCAAGAACGGCGGCAATGGCAACGGCCACCCGCCGAATGGGGAAGAAAATGGCGCTGGTGATTAAGATGATCGGCGTGCTCAAGACGGCCGCGCTGTTCGCGGTCAGGCGGCCCAAGGAGGCGGCCATTATCTTGCTGGCGGCGCTCCTGGCCCTCATGTTCTGGCGCTTCAACCGCGAGCGCGGTCGGGCACAAGAGTTGGCGGCCAAGATCGAAGGCCTGCCGCCAGACGCGAAGCAGGTGGTCACGATCTACCGCGACCGGGTCGTTACCAAGGTGCGTGACGGGCCAACGAAGATCGAATACCGCGACCGATACCTGCCGCCCGAGGGTCACGTCGAGGTCGTGACCAAGGTGGACCAGCCCGATCAGCCGCCCGAGGTCTTGATCCAGGACCGCGGCTTCACGCGAAGATTGGGCGGCGGCGTGGTCTACGCTGGGGAGTTCCTGCCCATGGTCGACATCAAGTGGGCCTACTGGCGACGCTACAGCGCGACGGTCGGAATCACGCCGAGGTTTGGCGGACTCGGGGTCTCGCGGCATGTCGATGATTTCATGCCCTTTCAGAACCTAGAAATATTCGGCATCGTGGGCTTGGATTGGCAGAGCGAGAGGCGATTGGGACTTGGGATTCGCACCAATTTTTGAGCGACACGTTGTGCAACATTCGGGAATTGATACAATGGACTAATTCAGATTTAATCATGCATAAGCTTGAACAACTCTTCCAGCTTTCGGCAGCGGACATCTTTGATGTGATCCTCAAAAATAACCGCACGATGATGAACCTCAAAGGCGCGATAGCCCAAGAGCATCTTGAACGGCATCTCTTGAGGCTCAAGCGGGAAGGAGTGATTGAAGATATCGGCAGGATAGATAAGGACGGCAAGCCAGATTTCGAGATCAGCTTCAGCGGAACACGACTATTCCTTGAATGCAAGAACGTCCAAAAGGAACCGAAGGGGAAAAATAAGAACATCACCATCGATTTCTGGAAGACCCGGTATCAAAAGACGAGCGGCCCCATAAGCCGGTTTTATCATGAGGACGAGTTCCAGCTTCTTGCGGCCTGCCTATTCAATCGGACCGGTAAATGGGATTTTCGATTTATCCAGACATCCAGGCTACCACGTCACCCCGAGGATAAGAAGCGCTACCATAACCGAGTCTCCCTCGAAAGCAGCACCCCCTACGGCAAGTATTGGAGTGACAGCCTGCTTGAAGTGCTGAAGGCGGCTGCCACTTAGGTCAGTCGACTAGTTTCAACTGCGGCTGCTGGAATCTGAACCGAGACGCTAGTAGGTAGTCCTCGCGCAGTTCAATCGCAATCCACCTGCGGCTAAATTTTTCGGCAGCTGCTCCCGTTACGTTGGAGCCGGCGAATGGGTCGAGGACGATGTCTCCCTCGTCGGTCAGCATCTTAATGAAGAACTCAGGGAGACCCGCGGGGAATCGGGCTGGGTGCGGCTTGAGCCCAGCATCACGGCAAGCTTTCAAGTAGCTACCATTTGAGTCATTGTTCCCCATCTCAATGAGGTTGTCGACTTCGCATCCATTTCCGTTCGGAACCGGGAACTTGAACACGTTGGATGGGATCGAACCGCCATGGTCCTTCCCGAACTTATGCGTGATATTGTGGCCGGAAGGACGTTCTTTCGCCCGATATCCCCGCTTCAATAGCCGAAGCATGTCGGGGCTATAGGGCTGGAGGACCCGTCTGTTATCCGCCTTCGGTGACTCGGTCTTCGAGAGCCAAAAGACATGGTTGACCGCATCCTTGACCCGCACACGACGGACCGTTACCCACTCGGCGGGCGCAGGTAAAGTCGCCGGCCGATACCAAAAGAAGTCCTGGGCGAGAAAGAACCCGACCCTCCGACACAGCGCCACCAGCAATTCGTACTGGTACAGAGACTTCGTCGGCCTGCCCCTATCCCAAGCGCCTCCGACATCCAGAACGAAGCTGCCGTCGTCACGGAGAACGCGCTGAATTTCCTTGGCATATCCCAATAGCCACTCGATGTAGGCCTCAGGGCGAACATTGCCGTATTCTTTCTCGAAAACCAGGGGGAACGGCGGCGAAGTCATCACGAGGCTGACAGTATTGGGCTTCAACGAGCGCAGGACTTCCATTGAATCGGCCAAGTACGCACCACCATAGGTGGTTGTGTAGAAAGGCTTTCGATCTCGCACTTCGATGATATTTTTAGTTCGCATTGCCTTGCCCCTGTATTTTAGCGAATGAAACGACTTCTACCCGATTCAGCACCCAATCCCGCCCAAACTTTCTGGCATGCAGCCTGTTTTGTCGGATCAGCCAGCGTGTATGCTGAATAGTGTAGCCGAGGACATCGGAAGCCTCCGCCGTGGTCAAATAGTCATTCGGTGGATTGCTGGTCGCCCTTGTTGCCATATTCCCTAGAGAAGATGTTAGCATTTTGCTCGGTCCTATTACATCACGCGGACACTTGGCGTTTGTTAGGGGTTACCAATTTTTGTACCCTTTCCTAATGGCGTCCCCCAATCTTAAAAATTATCTAACTGTGAGCCAAGCTGCCAAGTTTCTCGGCGTGAGCCCCAACACGCTCAGAAACTGGGACAAGGCAGGCAAACTTAAGGCGTACAGGCAGCCCATCAGTGGCTACAGGCTATACCAGAAATCAGAACTGGCTCGATCCTTGAAACGGTTGGCGAAAGGCAAGAGACTGCCAGTAGGATATCTGTCGGCGCGGAGACTACGTGCCAAAATTTGAGCACTTCACGCATAATGCTTTCCGGCTCCTGGGACTCCCAGGCCATGCCTCTCTAGACACCATCCAGAAGACGGAAGGGACACTGCGCCGTGCCCTGAAGCTGAAGGCCGTCAGATCCACCACCTGGGACATGTCCTGGATCGGGCCTCTCGAAAGAACTGAGACGGATGTCCGGGAAGCCCTTGGGCGTCTAACGAGCAATCCATCAAACCGGCTTAAAGAGCGGCTTTTTTGGTTCAACGGAGATACCCCATTAGATTCCATTTCCAAGATCTCCTTGGATTCCGTAATCAAAGGGATACCCCACTCAGGGACAACTACGAAATCCCACGATCTTGCCCTGCTACAACTTCTAGCGGCATTGCTCCAGGACCCAGACTTCACGGATTCCAATCGGTGGGCTAAGACTTTCCGAGCCTGGAAAGATCTCGTCGCTGATGAGAACTACTGGGCTTCGGTTCTTGAGTCCGAGATAGAAGGTGGGTTTGAGCCGGCCGCAACCGCGGATGAGGTTGATCGTGTCCGCAGTGAAGCTCTCCGAATTCTTGCAGACATTGTCGCGGGCATGGCTCGTGATGCAATTGCGCAAGGACAGGATGACCGATTCCAACGCGCGGTGAAGGCACTCCGCGATTCCGAGTTGCCCACAGACCTTGTCACCAAAGTTGAAAATGAGACCTTCGGTTCAAGGGAAGACAGCTTTTCTGACAAATGTACCACCCTTCGTCGGGAATGCGGCGACAAGATGCAACGAGATGAGGCGGGGGTGGACGCCAACAGAGTGGCGTGTGCCGAGGCCTTGGCTAAGTTTAATTCAGAACTCGAACCAGAACTTTTCAAGCTAACCGGATTGGCCGGAGCAGATAGCGACATCAGCCGTCGGTCGCGGGAGGCGGCCGCCTCTCTCTTGGTTAGCATTGCCATTGATTACACCTGGGCCAACGAATTCATCACGAGCGAGAAACTCCTCAATCGTGCGAAGGAATTAGCCCCCACGGATTCAATAATAAACGAGAAGATCGTAGAACAATTATCTGACGTTGCTGAGGCAGCGCAACGCCAACGGCATCCAAAGGGCTCGAAGCCCCTGGGGGATACGCCTCAGGACAAATTCGAAGCTCTATGCACTCAAATCCGCGTGCAGTGTCGAGACAGCATTCGTCGCGACGATAACGGGATCTCCGCGAACCGAAAGGTTTGTGAGGCAGCTCTAGAGCGATACGACACAGACATTAAGCCTGAACTCGATAAGCTACTGAAAACGCTGGGGGCCGATTCCCCAGCGGGCCGCGGAGCACGAGAAACTGCAGCGATGTTTCTGCACAGCATTGGAATTGATCTTACCTGGGCCAACGAATTCAAGATCGCGGAGGCAACCCTGGGAGAAGGGCTCGCCCTTGTACCGGCGAAGTCAGCAGCAGCTCGACGAATAGCAGACTCGCTTGAAAAATTCCCTCGTTCAAAGTCTGCAAAAGCGCCTCGTCAGGCACCGAAACCTTCGAAGCCCGAAGCTGTCAAAGGTAAGCCCGGAGTTCGGGAGCGTGCCTGGGAGCGACTAGAACCGATAAAAGCGGCACCGACGCTACAGACCATCAATGGTGTCGGGTTCACAATGTATGGGCAGACAGATCCCGAACCGATCGACCCCCAAACAGGATACGTCGGGAACTCGTACCTAATGACCTATTATTTTGTCTTTCTCGCCATCCCAGTCTTTCCCATCTGTCGGTATCGGGTCATATACACTGGGGAGAAGCGTTATCTGTTTCTTTTTAAGGCCCCGCTCCGAACTTTCGACAAGGTGCATCTCGGCATCTCGATTGCACTCTGTCTCGGATTCTTCCTGATGATGAATCAAAGCTCAAGTAGCTCAAATTACTCTACCCCGAGCTATTCATCCTCACAAACGGACAAGGCTTCAGTGCGCGCGGAGATCGAGACAAACAAACCACGAATTGAAGAGCTTGAGAGACAGCTCAAGGCCAATAAATCCGAAATTGAGAGTCTTGAGGAAGAAATTGCTCCCTTCAAGTCAGAGATCAAGATGTATGAGGCTGAGATTGAGCAGGGCAATTCGGTCGATCGAGACGCCTATCAGCTAGCGCTCGATGAACACAATAATCGAGCGCGTCAACAAAGGGCGCTGGTCTTGAAAGGTAAAAAACTATTCGCAGAGTACGACAAGCTGATCGATGACACTAACGCCTTGATCCGTAAATACAAAAAATAAGATGCCACCACCAAACATGATCGAGCTTCCGTTGAATGCCCTAATCGAGCTCGCAATTGAATCTTGGAGACTGAACCGATGGTTGGCAGCCTCGGAGACCGATCGAACTAGGGCCATCCCGCGGCAGACTGCCAGGCGCTTGGACACTTTTCTTACCGAGCGTGAGATTTCCATTTCAGATATCACCGGAAGGGATTACGAGGCTGGGCTGCCAGTCGAGATAGCAGACACGCTTGATGACCCCAATCTTCCCGAAGGAACGTCTGTTGTCGATGAGGTCCTTTCTCCCATTGTTTTGTGGCGCAACAACGTGGTGCGGCATGCCAAAGTTATCATCCGTCGGGGAGCGGGAACAGCCGAAAGAACGGACAGAGAGGGCTCTAAGCCATGACTCAATTCATCGAAGTCGGGATCGACCTCGGCACCACGAATTCCTGCATCGCGAAATGCGAGGGGGCGCATATCCGGATTTTCACCAATAACGAACAGATGAACGTCACGCCTTCGGCTGTACGCCTGCTCAAGTCAGGCCGTATCATTGTTGGCCAGCGCGCCTATACAGCTATATCCGTCGATCCTGACAATATCGCTATTGAGTTCAAACGCTGGATGGGACAGAAAAGCACAGCAAGTTTCCCCGTAGCTGCTCGTACCATGTCGGCTGAAGAACTTTCTGCCGAGGTATTAAAATCTCTCTGTGAAAATGCTCAGAGACAGTCTGGTTCAGAGATTAGAGCCGCGGCTGTAACGGTCCCTGCGGCATTCGGTGCCCTACAGTGCGAAGCGACTGCGCGGGCAGCCCGTTTAGCGGGCCTCGAGGAGAGCCCGCTCTTGCAGGAGCCGATCGCCGCTGCGATCGCGTATGGAGCCACTCCAGGATACAAAGACCAGCGCTGGTTGGTTTTTGATTTGGGCGGCGGCACTCTTGATGTAGCCATCGTCTCTACGCGAAACGGAAGACTCACTGTCCTAGAGCATCGTGGGAATAATCTACTGGGTGGCAAGGACATTGATCGAAAAATTGCAGAAGAGTTCCTACTGCCTGCACTCGCAAAGGATTTTCTGCTTCCCGATCCGACCAAGCAGCCGGACGATTATAAGCGACTTCTTCGACGCCTTGCAGCGAAGGCCGAAGAAGCAAAGATCGAGCTCAGCACAGGAACGAAGGTTATCATCAACCTCGTCGACCTTGGCGAAGATACGGCTGGCACCCCCCTAGAGGGCGAAGTTCAGTTGTCTCGTACCCAGCTTGAGCGAACCATGCAGTCGCTGGTCGACGAGTGCCTTAGACTCACAAAGGATGCAATAAACGGAGCGCGACTCGCCGCCGCTGACTTGGATCGGATTCTGCTTGTAGGAGGACCGACCCAAAGTCCTCTGATTCGGAAGGCACTCGTCGAGCAGATCAGCAAGCATGTGGATTACTCACTAGACCCTATGACCGTCGTAGCCCGCGGAGCAGCCCTCTTTGCGGCATCAATAGAACGAGTAGCCACAACAAAAGCGCCAGCACCCCCAGGGAAGCTCCAAGTCCAACTGGCATTTGAATCAGTTAGCTCTTCGCTACAGTGCCCCGTTTCCGGCAGGGTCGAACATGGTGACGCTGCGCGCGCACATGAAATTAAGATCGACTCTGAAGACGGATTCTGGACTAGCGGATGGATGGCCCTTAACGACGAGCTTTTCGATGTCACCGCCGCGCTGCAAGAAGGCAAGCTAACACGCTACTGGATCTATGCTCGAGACAAAACCGGCCAGTTGCTAGATATTGAGCCTGGTGAATTCAGCATCCGTCATGGGCTAGTCGTCTCAGCGCCGCCACTGCCGCATACCATCTCTGTTGAGATAACAGGTGCCAATGGCAAGCCCATTCTTGAGCCAGTCTTCACAAGAAGCACTCCACTGCCCAGCAAACAGGTCAAAAAATATCGCGCAAGCCACACGTTGGCACCCAATGAACCTGGTGGCGCTCTAATAATCAAGCTATGGGAAGGCGAAGAATTTTCCGATCCCGAGGCAAACGTTTGGGTTGGGAAGATGCTGATCACGTCAGAAGATATCAAGAGAACCATACCGGAAGGTTCCGAGATTGAACTCCTAATTTCTATAGACGCCTCGCGGCATATCACAGTAGACGCATTTGTTCCGCACCTCAACCATCACTTCACAGATCACGTCTATGTACCTCAACGAGACGAGCAGGACTATACTCATCTCGCCCGAACAGTTGGCTCCGAGTTGGACACTCACAATGAGCGACTCGGGGAACTGGAAAAACGAATTTCCCCTGACGGCGACGGCAGCGGCCACGAAGAAATCCAGGAGCTTCGCAAGGAGATTGAGACGTTATCGCAGGAACAGCCCCCAGCAGGGACCTCGGGCGATGCTGGTGATCCAGACAAGGACAAGCGCATCGTTGAACAATCACGCCGAATCCGCATAAAAATCTCTCAGCTCGAAAAAAATGCTGGCGTCGAACACGAAAAGACCGCTTTTGCTACCGAGATTGAGAACGCGGTAGCCAACGCAACCCGCGTCGTCGGACGTTATGGCTCTGGCCTCGAGAAGAAGGAACTAGAAATTCTAAAAAGAGATTTAGAGCGCGCGGTTCAGAAAGACGATGAACGCGGACTGCAAAAAATCAATGCTGCGGTGGATGCTCTTCGATGGCGTGTACTCTTTAAACAAGACTGGTTTTGGAAAGAAGTATTCGAGTCTATGCAGCAACCCGACTGCAGCTACCTCAACGATACCGAAGCAAAGCGCTGGATTGATAAGGGGAATGCTGCAGTGAAACAAGGAGACGGCGAAGGGTTACGTGAGAGCGTTCGGCAGCTCTGGAAACTGCAAACTCCAACTCAGGCGCAAGCCGAACAGGAGAAAGCCCTGCGCTCGGGCTTGAGCAAGTTCTAATGATGAATCCTATCGCGCGCAGACCTAGCCTTCCAGCAGGAACAGCCATTCCTGATTTTCCGGCAGTGATCAAAGCTCTGCACATCGACAGTTTGTTTGAAGTCTATCTTCTTGAGCAAACCGAACAAGTCACCATTGCACTCGTCGTTCTGCCAGGTACAGGCGACAAACAATCTACCCATAGCCAACAACTTGCTGACTGGTGGGAGAAGCTTGGGCCAACGATTGAAATCAAGCGCCCATTCAGCCTCAGTTCATCAGGGGCTAAACGCTTCGAGGCCGTCGTTAAGATCGCCGGCGAATGGATGGGTATAAGAAATGGCGAAGAGATCGAGGAGCAGGTCCTCTTTTCCCTTCTTGGTACTCTAGTCAACGTTTCCGTGCTTGCCGCTGATTCCGAATTAGTGCCGAATCTGGTGCCATCGCTTCTCTGGAAATCCTTCCAAGGGGGAGAGACCAGAATCATCCCGCTCATCGCGTCCAACAATGCTAACGCACCGGATGATGGCAGTATCCGACAACTTGCCATCGTCTTCTATTGGATCGCGACAGGCATCGACCTATCAGAAACCCCGGCCCGCGATCTCAAGCCGCTAAATCGCTGGTGCAAGACGGCAGGAGCACGACTGTCGTCGCTAATCGGACGATGCTTGGCTCCGACGAGTTCTGATGGAATAACTTCCATCGATGACTTACGGCAACAACTTACCACTGATGGGGAAGCGACTCCCAAAGGGGTTCCGGCCTCAAAGAAGAAAAAACAGTCTGGCAAGGCAACGACAAAAGGTCTTGCGAAAGTTGCTGGAATGCAAACACTTAAAGCCCTCCTAGAACGAGACATTCTAAAACCTCTGCGCGATCCAGAGCCTTTCAAGCGCTATGGATTGACGATTCCTAATGGGATTCTTCTGTACGGCCCCCCTGGCTGCGGGAAGACCTACATCGCCCGCCAACTCGCGGAGGAACTCGGCTACTACTTTGTGGAAATCATCCCCTCGCAGGTAGCAGGTATCCACATTCACGAAAGCGTTCTGCGTATCCACGACCTGTTCGAGACCGCTATTGAGCGAGCACCGTCCATCGTCTTTATCGATGAATTTGAGGCCCTAGTGCCCTCCCGTGCGGACCTAGGTGGCCACCAGCAATATAAGTCTGAGGAAGTAAACGAGTTTCTAGCTCAGCTGAATTCCTGCTCGGAAAAAAAAGTCTTCATAATCGCTGCGTCTAACGAGCCCAACAAGATAGACCCGGCAATTCGACGCACAGGACGCCTGGATAAACTGGTCTATGTCGGTCCTCCTGATGCCGAAGCGCGAACCGAGATGCTCCGCCTCCACCTTAAGGACCGACCATTCGAAAAGGAATTGGCCCCAGCTTCCGTAGCGCTCGTGCTTGAAGGGTATTCTGCCAGTGATATTAAATTCTTAGTTGACGAAGCGGCTCGGTTAGCACTTGGACGAGGAGTACCTATTTCATCCGAGATACTAATGGAGGCCAGCCGCGGCGTCCCACCTTCGGTAAGCAAGAAGGACGAACAACGGTATCGGTCCTTCGAGGAACGAGGCAAATAGTCAGATCATGAACCTACGCCAATTTAAAAGCTATCGAATTACGTCATGCCTGTTTTTAGCCGTCACTTTAGCGGGGCTATCAGGTTGCTCGTCCAACTATCTTCCATCGAGCCTGCAAAATGCCCTATTCAAAGCTGGAATTCGAGATTGTCCTCCTGGAGGAGTTCTAGTTGGAGAATCGGGCCAGAACCCGCTAGCCCAGTGGTGCTCGATACGAACCAAGGACGACCGCAGCGATACGAAGATATTTAAGGGCGAAGTTAAGGCTGATTGCACGAAGAAATACGTCCTAGATGCATCGGAACACTGGGTTGCCGACGGCATTTCGCATGACTGCGACGAGAATACTGGCCACATCATTGCGAGCGGGACATACGACCACGGAAAAAGAGTTGGCTCTTGGGAATTTTTTCATTCCGATGGGAAGAAAGAGAGCAAAGGGTCATTTAGGGCTGGGAATCAGGCTGGAGAATGGTCCACCTGGGATCAGGATGGCCGGCTAATTGCACACGAATTTTTTACGCCAGAGCGAAAGTACCCGATCCCGAATCAAAGCAGCTATTTCACATCCAAAGGTGAGCGACGACCCCAGAAGGATTTCTTTCTTGAGAAGTGCAAGCTCGAAGGGGATCGTTGCGTGGAACTTTACGACCTCCTAATCGACACCAAGCAGGATATGAAATCGGTCCGGGGCACTTTTTACGAACTATGCCAAACGAAAATCAAAGATAAGCCGAATACGGGAGCCTGCTATTTCAAGGGAAAGACCTTTTTTGCCCTGAAACAATATGCGGAAGCCGCGGTCGTCTTTGCCGAGTTCTGCAACGAGCGCAGCCTCAGGATGTGCTCCGATTATGGAAGCGCCCTGTTCCATTCAGGCAAACGAGCAGAAGGCTTAGCGTTACTCGAAAAGTATATTCGAGCCAAGAAACTCGAGGAATCCTGCGCCGCCGGAAAAGGTGGCGATTGCTACAACGTGGCCTGCTTCTATTCGTTGAAGGCGGCAAATGGCGATAGCAGTGCGGGACAACAGGCGGAAAGCTTTCTAAAACTCGCAGTAAAGAAGAAACACGAGTTTGACTGGGATTGGGCGCAAACCGATCCTGATATGGAATTTCTCCGGAACAATCATGTCCTTCAGAAGGTGAGGGATTTAGAAGCGCTCCGCAAAATTCAGGTTATCGAGACAGTAGAACCACATATCACTAAAACAAAATGAATAAAAATCAATTCATCGCTTACTCGTTATTCACAGCCGTCCTTTCGGCAGCTTGTGCCGCGAAAGGGACGGACAATGGGGCGTGGTTCATAGGAAGCTTGGCCGCGCTTTTCTTATGGGTATTTATTTTTCTATCGGATCGCTATGCCGGACAACGATCCTCAATTCTAAAAATAGTTCTTGGCCTGCCTCTCAGCATCGCGCTTATCGCGTTTTGCATCTATCGGCTCGTTCAGCTAAAACAGGATGGAGAAGATTCTTTTGCTGTAGACCTATCTTCGCATGCCTCCTCGAAGGTAACCGGCAACGGCGGGCTGAACTCTGGAAGTTTCTCTGGAACTCTCTACAACGGGAGCAAGTGGGATGTCCGCAATGTGCGATTTGTTGTAACAGTCGGGAAGGATTCGCGTAAGTTTGATCAGAAAATCAACATCGCTCCACGAAGCACTGCATCGTTTTATTTTCAAACTGGCCAAAATCAATCTGACAAGGTCGAGTGGAATATGGAAACAATTAAAGGCATTCCGCCGAAGCCTGGACCTGAAGAGTATGAGAAAATCGCTGATGGAGATAAAAACGAGTTGAAGGAAATTGAGAGCCTCCTTCCGCTAACCTTCGAGCAGCGCGTCAAAAAGATGCCGCCTGATACAGCGAAGCAGAAGTACTGGTTCTGGTTCGTGGCTTCGACTACGGACATAAAATCCGACATCTTTCTCCATAACTCAATTACGAACTGGCGCGAAGATCACGAGGAGTATGATAGCGCGCTGTCCGAGAACGAAAAGGCGATTTTATTAGTCGATAAGGATTCCAAAGGGCTCTCTGGCTATGGAGTTGAAGCGCAACTATTACATCAAAGAGTTCTTCGAGAACTTGGCCGTTATGATGAAGCGGTGGAAGAAGGCTCAAAACTTTTACAGCAGGGCCGCGTTTTGCGCGATGCCAGGATTCCGGCGAGCTACGCAGTCAGTCTTGAGCATGTGGGGCGGTATTGGAAAGCTATCGGTGCCTGGAAATTAGCTCGCGAACTATGCGCAAGCGGCCCCGACAAAAAAGAAGGAATCCTGACTTATCATATTGTTTCGCCGCAGGATCGAATTCTCCTGAAATTCGACCAATATCGGTTTACGGATATGTTCATCAAGCAGCATATTCGCCAACTGCGCTCAGCGATATTGAAAAGCCTCTGGCCAGGAGCTCTTCTGCTTTTACTAGGCATCGTAGCGGCCTGGTACTTTCGCGGCAGACGCGGGAAGACTGCCGCAACATGAAAAGGCTCTGGATTCCTCAGGTCATCATTTCGTTATTACTAGTCTTGGCGCTCGGACGCCATCCATACGGATATTACGTGCTCCTCCGCTGGGCATGCTGTTTGACGTTTGCTTATCTAGCCTTCAGAGCAAAGGATGCCGGCAATGAGCGATGGGTATGGATTCTGGGAATTACCGCGGCCTTATATAACCCAATCATCCGAATCCATTTGACCAGAGAAATCTGGTCGGTGATAAACGTTGCTACCGTCGGAATTGCGCTGGCATCCATTTTTGCGTTAAATCCAAACCGATTAAGGGCCCCAGAGAAATGAGATTCTGGAAGATTTACTGTATGGAGAACCACTGGCCCAGCTTGTGGCGGCGGTATTTTCAGCACCAGGTTGCGGCGGTTGGTTTCCCTCCTCAGTGGGGATATAGAATGGAGGGCAAGTCCAAGCGCGCCGGTTGGAGCCGTGTTCGGAATGCCCTTAAGGCGATAGAGGTTGGCGATAAAATTGTAGTTCAGCTCAACAAGAGTCGCGTCGGTCGCATCGGGGATGTTATTCGCAAGGAGGTCGGAGATAAAGAGTGGCAACCTCTCGTGCCGGTCAGCAGGCAAGAGCCCGTTGGCGAAATGGGCCGATCTATCATCGTGCGGTGGGATCTGGTGAATGGGCCGGTCGACCAGGACCTTGTTGTAGAGCTGCCCGCATCAGCGCGACTCACTCCAGGCCTCGTTAGGCCCACGATCTGCGCATTGCCTAAGCACATGTTCAAGAAGATCTCCGCCGCGGTTAGTGACCGGCGGAATTGGGTCAGTATCTCCACACATGCTTTTAGCCTGGAGAAGTCGATCTCGGACTACCTCGGAACTTACCCTCATCGCCTTGAGGATGGGCTACAGCCGTACCCCTCGCTCAAGGTGCGCGAGAACGTCTTTCCCGATGGAACTCGAAGTGACGTCTTGCTGATCGATAGGAACGACAATCCCGTAATCGTTGAGTGCAAGCAGAACACGCCCACGATTGCGGACCTCAAGCAACTACGAGGATATTTGCGGAAGGCTGGCCGCGTAATCGGCAAGAAGGTCCGTGGCATACTCGTCCACGGCGGTCCAGCAAAGCTACCAACTGACGTCAGGCGAGCCAGTAAGCACCTGCCTCGTGTTGAAATCATCCGCTACGCCGTGGCGGTCGATTTCGCTCAGACGTCTTAAGTGCCTAATGTCCGCCGCAGACCTTGCAGGGAATCCCTCCCCTATTGATTGCCTCAGACAATGGAATAGAGATGCAGTTCTTCGTACATTTAATGGCCCATTGGCAAGTTGGCGAATGATACTTCAGGGACTTGGTATTGAACATGACAGACTGTTCCTGCTGCTGACTTGGAACAGGTGATGGGGAAGATCGGCTAGCCTGTGGCTTGGTCTTAGCCCCTGCATCATTCCCCTTCAAGGCTGCCAGCATCTCCGCCTTGTTGGCAAAAACCTGCCCGACAAGAAGGCCCGAATGGCAATGATAATCCCCGATCTTCCGGTTGTTATGGCAGCCATAGGAATCAGTTTTTCCTTTGTGCGCCACGCAGACTGAAACGCCCAGAACTAGCATCCAAAAACAAATCCCCGTCGTTTTTATTAATCGCATCGTCTCCTCCTGATATACCCTACCAGAAATACAGGTTGGGTGCTTTCTTGGTTTCCAGTTCTTCCTCCAATCCATCATTTAGTTCATTGAGAAAATCGAGCCCTGTCTTTTCCTCGATATCTCTGATTGTTGTTATGAATTTGGGCAAGTCTTTTGTCGGCAGCTTTTGGTTGGGCAAGAGAAAGGCAATGACATGCAGTGTTCCCTCAGCATCCTTGGATAAAACAATCTTAAAGAAATGTGTCGGGACAGCGACATGGTGTGGGCCGAGCAACTTAAAAGACATTACTCTGTCGGTATCTTCAAAAGCAGGGCCTGCTACGACCCAAACCTCTCCGCGCTCCTTGGCCCAATCACGGACCATCTCTTCAATATCCTTCCAGATGCCCTGGTTGAATCCTTCTCCGACCTGCGGGGTCATATTGGACAGAAAAAAACTTTCCGATACGGCGGTGGTGCTGTACCGCATGTCAGCAGCAGGTGCGATGTGGCCACGGTCATAGCCGCTCCCACGATAATCAACAAGTTCTGCTCGTTGATAGGTCTTAAGTGAAAGGTCCGGCCTAAAATCATTAGATCGCGGAATATTCCCCTGCACATGTTCTTTAGTCAGATGGTATGCGGTCCAATTGGGAATCTTCAGCCAGTTGTTGTGGCTGACGACGTAGCCCTGCCGAAAGAGAAGTTCGCCCGTGGAGGGAAGGCCGAACGGCAGATGCTCATGAACGTTTGCCGTCTGCACATCCGTCAGCGTGTACGGGAAAGCCCAGGAAGCGCTGGGCAGAGACCCCAGGGAAATGAAGATCGCGAATCGAAATATCATCTGCATAACCTTGTTGCCAATCCGAGGATGATACTTACCGGACTTGGCCCAGAAACCTCGTGAAGCCGCCATGATGCATTATAGCGTTCTATGAAACGGCAGGCCAGAAACGACACCCTATTAGAATCGCGGGTGCGCCTTCCGACAGGTCTCCCGCATCAGGTTGGCCGAGACATGGGTGTAAATTTGGGTGGTCGTGATACTCGCGTGCCCCAGCATCTCCTGGACTATGCGGATATCGGCCCCGCCCTCCAGCATATGGGTCGCACAGCTATGTCGGATCTGGTGCGGCGTCAGCCGTCCCGATATCCCTGCTCGGCGCGCCGCGGTCGCAAGCCGCCAGCCGAAGCCGCTTCGCGTGAGCCCCCGGCCCCAGGTGTTGAGGAATACGACGTCCGGAGCGGCCGGGAAGCGGGCCGCGCGGGCGGCGAGGTAGCGACGTAGGGCGATCACCGCGCGGGCCCCAAAAGGGACGATGCGTTCCTTGGAGCCTTTGCCCATAGGACGCGCCAAGCCCGCTCCCAGGTCCACCTGTCCCAACCGGAGGCCCACGAGCTCCGAGACCCGCATCCCCGTGGCATACATGGCTTCGAGCATGGCGTGGTCGCGCAGGACCGAGAACGTGGCCCCCACGGGTGGGCGAAGCAGCCGGTCCATACCCTCCGCGTCCAACGGTTTCGGGATTCGCTGTTTGAACCGGGGAAGGCGCATACCGGCGGTCGGGTCGGCCGAGGCGCAACCAGTTTGAGCCAGGTGACGATGGAACTGCCTCACGGCCATCGCAGCTATGAACAGCGACGCCGACCTGAGGCCGTCGCCTTTGCGCCGTTCGAGGTAGGCTATCACGTCATCCCGTGTTGCCGTGGCCGGCTCCTGGCCTCTGGCCCGCAGGAAGGCGACGTAGGCCCCCAGCTGATACCCGTAGGACAGGCAGGTGTTGGGGGCGAGCCCCCGCTCCACCCGCAGGTGCTGCAAGAATCCGTCCAGCATGGCATCCTGGGTCATGGCGTCGCCTCCCCGGCCCACCGGAGGGCCTCACGGTCTACGGTCTTGGCCCCGCGCCGCCGGGCCTGTCGGATCTTATAGGCCACATAGCTCTTGGCCCGCCGCAGTGACTTCCGTGGCACGGGGATGCCGGACTCCCGCATACGGTCAAAGGCCCATCGCTCGGCCTCGTACTCCTCTACGTGTCGCGGCTTGCGGGCGTACTTGGGCCTTGGGGCCGCCCGGACTGGCCCTGGCCCCACGTGGGGCAACGTCGGCCCGAACTGGGCGGCTTTGTTGGCTCCGACGTGCCCCAGGGCGACGTGGGCGCACTCGTGGAGGAATACGTGGATGGCCCGGCGGGTGATCGGCCTCGGCACCGCGATCTCCTCTGGGCTATAGGCCCGGCCCGACAGGGTCCTCCGGATGCGGATAACCCGCACGGACGCGGGCGTATTCGCCAGCGCCGCGTGAATGCAGGCCTCCCGCATTCGAGCCTTAGCTACACGGAGCTTCTCGGTCGTATCCATGTCCATCATCTCACCTCCACCTTGCGGATTTGGTAGAGCGCGTCCAGCCCGTACTCCTCGATGAGCTTGTTGGCCGCCTCCTTGCCCTCAGCCTCGAGCACCGCCATCAAGGCCATCGAGCAGATATTGTGAGAGTAGGGGCCGTTCTGCTCGATGGCCGTCTCGATCTTCTGCCGCGCCCAGGTCACCTTGTCGCTCTCCACGCGTTCCTCCTATGCCTTCTGGATGACCTGGACCCGCTTCTGGTCGTCCTTCTTGACCTGCCAGCCCTTGCGGGTGTAGCTGACCATCCTGGCTCTGACATTCGCGGCAAGGTCACGATCCTTGGCCGCGTCCCCGGCCTTCTTGGCCAGCTCGGCCGCGATCTCCTTGATGGTGTGGCCGCCAGCCAGAAGCAATGGGTCTATCAGAATGGACAGCGAACCATCCCTGCCGCCTCCGTTCTTCCCCGCCACTTTCTTTGCTCCCGCAACGACACCACCCTTTCCAGCTTTACCGTTCTTCTTCGCCATGGTTCTATCCTCCCATTCGATCCTTTTGACTTCGTCAGCGCACGGGTGACACGCGAATCCCTCAAAGGTCCGCCGCACCACCAGCCGTCCGGCCATCGCGTTGTCACCACATCGTTCGCAAATCATCGCCGGTAAACGACATCCCCGTCTTGGGTCACCTTGCCGACCGCTTGCCACTGGCCGCCAATCACCCGGTGGATCAGATTCGAGAAAAGAACGAGGACTTCCCTGCCCTCGATCTTCTCAAGGCGGTCGAGCTCGTTATAGTCCCTGACCTTTTCCATAAAACATCCTCCGTCGCTCTTTCATAAGAGTCCACTCTCCCTGAATGAAAAGTATCCCTCGCCGATGATGATGTGATCGAGAATTGGGATGCCTAACAGTTGCCCGGCTTGGACCAACCGCCGGGTCGTCGCCTTGTCCTCGGCCGAGGGCTGCTGGTCGCCGGATGGATGATTGTGACCGATGACCACGGCCGCCGCGCTGATCAAGATCGCGGGCTTGTAAATCTCCCTCGGATGGACCAGGCTGGCCGAGAGGGTGCCGACCGAGACGGTGTTGATGCCGATGATTTGGTTCCGAGCGTTTACGAACAGCGCCACGAAATGCTCGCGGTCCACGTTCCCGATGTGCGCGCGCAGAATCTCAACGACGGCGACCGGAGAGTCGGCACTCCTGTCCGCCACCTTGATCGAGGAGTCGCGGACCAGCGTCACGCCGTAGACGGGTACGATCCTCACAGGATCGCCAGCCTGCCGATTGCCACATCGAACTCGGCCACCACCGAGCGGGCAGCCTGCTTCCTCATGGCCGCCTCTTCGCGCTCTGCCTCTCTATCATCCGGCTCGTCTTGTCCATCTCCTTCTCGCGCTCGGCATGCTCATAGGTGCCATGCGAGACGCCGATCCTGACCGCGTCCTCGACTTCCTTGCGTTTGAAGCCCAGCTCCAAGGCCCTGACAACCTGGTCCGCGATCAAGTCGGTCAGCAAGGCGTTGAGCACGTCGTCCTTTGGCATCTTCATCGGTCTACCTCCCCAAACGCGTCCTGGTAATTTTGGGAGGCAACAAGGATGCGCTTGGCCTCCCGCTCCGCCTCGTTGCGGCTGGTGTAGAGCGCGTGGATCTCCTCGGGGTCGAGCCCTCCTTTAAACTGGAGGGCCAGCCCCTTGGCGTCAGTCTCGAAGCAGACGTCGCCAAGCTCGCTTGCCGGGCTCGGCCGCACGATCACCCACAACTTCTCGATTCTCATCGCGCCTCCTCCTGGACGGGCTCCAGGCAGATGTTCGCCCTGCCGTCCTGAGCAATGTCGTATTCCTTCCCACAGGCAACGCAGGCCACTCGGCTCTCTTGGTTGTAGTCCCAGCCCTCGGAGTGGTCGGCCTCCGCGTCGTTGTACTGCGGGCCGTCGTCCGTGATCTCGCAAGGGACGCCCATCAGGATCAGCGTTACTCTCGGGGCCTTGAACTGCTCGTTTCCACATTCGCACCGTAGGTTCATCGTTTGCCCTCCTCTTTAATCACGCGGGGAAGTGTCTCGACAACGCGGGGTCGGCGCGGTAGACTTTCAACATCTCGACCGCCTCTCTCGCGCCTCGCACAAACTGCGCCCGCGACTGCCAGTCCAGCGTTGAGTGGAAGATGTCATCGCGCATGATGTCCTCGACGTACCCCGCTTCCTTCTCGTTGATCCCCGTCGCCTCGATGATGAGGCTCCGGTAGAAACTCCGTCTCGTATTCATGCCGGTCCCTCGGTCTTCGTGACCGTCAGAAACACGGTCGGGATCTCGCCCTCGATCCGAGTCCCCAGGGCCTCGACCTCATAGTCGAGTAGCTGGTCTTCGACAGCGATGTTGTCCCACTGCACGTAGACCCATCGCCTAGAAGCACTCGTCTGGACGCGGACCACCGTGCCGGTGAACTTGCCGCCCCACTTCGCGTCGCGCACCCGGTCGCCCTTCTTGATTCGCGTCTTGTCGCTCATCGTTTTTTCCTCCTTTTGACCCGCCTACCGTCGGGGTCAGCACTGAAGCTACAGCGACTTCGCGAAGGAAGCAAGGCCTTTCTTCGTCGGAAAGGCGAGAATCTTCGCCCAATTCGCAACACGTTTGCACGTTCGGGCCTGAATTCGGAGAACCCGAATCGTGGAATGAGAATCGCGCGGATTCGGGGAAGAACCCGGCCGCCGCGATGCGCTGCGGCGGCCGGGTTATCTTCGATGGGCTGGCCGGAGATCCCGGCGGCCACGCATCGCCCGGAGCTGCGGTAGGAAGCCGCCAGACGGCTTCGCGTGAAGCAATCGCCAGACAAGTAATTCAACGCCGCCCCATTCGATGCGATCATCCCACACGGTGACCGCGAACTCGGCCAGAATCATCCGCTTACGCCGGGCCACGTCTATGCTCCCGCCACGGCCTCCGCGGCCTTCAGGTAGCCCTCGCGCTTCAGGCGATCCGAGATGGCCTCGAATCCCAGGGTGTAGAAGCTCGTGCCCGTTGCCTTCTTGTACGCCTTGGCGGCGTCCAAGAGAGCCTGACTGACGCGGATCGCGCGAACGATGGGCTTGGGGATCGGGCCTTGAGACTTTGGGATGGCCGCCGGCGTGGCGGTCGGTGCTGAGGTCGCCGCCGATTTCTTTGCGGATTTCTTCGACTTAGACATGGTGTTCCTCCTCGCTAGTCGGGCGGTTGGCCGCCCGTTGCAAGGACATGACTACCTTCTTCCTCAGCGCGGCATCAAGCGCCAAGATGCAGTAAGGGCCGATGGGAGGGGGGTGAGGCAACGGGGGTGGACTTCTTTTGGGCACGGACAGGGAGCGTGAGCAGGCTATAGAAGCGTTCCAATTGCGCCCCATGCTCCGAGATCGCGGCGATGGACCGCAGGCGACGCTCCGTGACCACTCCCCGATGGATCGAGGGCGGCAGGGCCAGGATGTAATGCTGGATCTCGGGGGCTAGGTCGGCCAGGCGCAGCAGCCGGGTCAGATGGCCGGGGTTGAGCCCGGACTCCTTGGCCAGGGATTCGCGGGTGAGACTGTGGTCGGCGGTGAGGCGCGCCTGGAGCTCGTGCGCCCGCCGCAGGATGACCTGGATGAGGGGCGGCTTGGGCAGGAGGTAGCGTCGTTGGCGGCTCCGTACTTCCTGGGCTTCTTGGGGAGAGAGGATTCTTCCCAGGCCCTTGGCCCCGTTGACCCGTCCGAAATCCGACCCATCCCAAAGCAAAACCTCATTTATTTCGTTTTCCGGCTCAAAAAGCGGGTTTATTTGCAGCAAACGGTTTCTAAGACCGTTGGAGACGGGCAGAGTTTTGATACAGTCCACAAAATTAGCCCCGTATCGTTCCTGGGGCCAGTCGAAAGACTGAAATGGCAACAGGCCCAATCTCATCACGGATTGGGCCTTGTCATAGACGGCCTCCATCACCACCAGGCGGATCATCTCCCGCTGCTCGGCTGCGTCCATCTTGTCGAAAAGGCGCATGAAGTTGGCCAGGTTGTCCCGGAACACCTGGACGTCGATCTGGCGGGTTTCCAGGTCCAGGATCTCGTTCTCCAGGGCCACCAGCATTGAGCGCAGCTCTGCCCGTTTGGCCCCCAGCTGCTCCAACTGCTCCATGATGATCTGATAGCGGCCGGTGGATGGCCCTTCCTTGGCCAGGACCGCGGTCAGGTTGCGGATATCGCTCTCCACGCCGCCCATCTCGGCGGTCCGCTTGGCCTTCTCCCGGCGCTTGGGCGGCAGATCCGTGTCCGCGTCGTTCTTGGCCGCCTTGACGATATCCTCCACCAAAGCCGCATCCTGCCCCAGGACGCGCAGCCTCTCGACCACGAAGTGTTCGAGGGCCTTGGCCGGGACGCTCCGGGTCGTGATGCAGGCCGATTTGTCGAGGTGGTTGACGGAGCTGCAGCGGTAGTAGAAGAACTCCACGCCTTCCTTGGACAGGGAATAATGCGGCGTCATCAAGGTCTTGCAGCCCGCACAGCGCAGCAGGCCCTTCAGGAGGAAGTTGTGGTGGCCCCGCGTGATCGAATTCCGCTTCACGGCGTTCTGCTTGAGGGCCTCCTGCGCCTTTTGGAACGTTTCTTCATCCAGGATCGCCTTAAGATATTGTTCACCATAACCGCCAAGACCAGCAAGAACAACCGATACAGTTTTTGCAAAAATATACGTTCTGGCAATCGTTGCAGTGCGAGGAATAGAAGGATTTATAGCAATTAGTTAGCATAAAACCTTCGTAGCAAAGTTCGCATTTATCAAAATTTATCCCGTCGTAACAATCTTTGGAATTATATACCCTATAGCCATAGGCGCAATTTTCGGCGTTTACAGCCGAAATAACCAAATAACAATTCTTAAGACCGGTTGAATTCTTGGAATAATCGCTGTTAATTGAGTTGATGATTGTCCGGCTAGGAAAGGGTACTTCTTCTTTTAACTTTCGTAATTGTTCGAAAAAAGACGCACTGAAATCATAATCTCGGCCA